ATGCACCCGTTCAACTAAGCATACCTGTTTCTCCAAGCATGCCGGTTTCTTCAAGCGTAAAAGCCCCATCAAGTGTAGAAGCCTCAAAAAATAAGAAAGTCCTTTTCAATCTAAATGAAATGAGAAGTAAAGGATTTGAATATGGTGTGGAAGAAGGTGTCAATATTACATATGATACAACACTTACTGCATCAGGCTCAAAAGTAAAAGATGATATCATGAAAATACTAGAGCATGAAAGACCATTATCCCCACATAAATATCTTATTAAAATTCTACATATCACGGCATCTCCTGAAACTATCCAACAACGAATTCGATCACGTCATCAAACAATGATATATGGACTAAATAGTTATATTCGTGCATTGAACCCTTCTATCAAAATAATTGAAAGATTTATCGAAGAAAATCAAAAAGGATTTGATACATTAAAAACATACTTTAAATCACCTTCTTATAAGAGTAGTAATAATTCAACAGCATATACATCATCCGACTTTGAGTTTATTGAGATAGATAATAATTAGGAAGATTTTGCTTCTTTTGCTTCTTTTGCTTCTTCTTTCTTCTTTTTCGCACGTTCCTTCTTTTTCATGGCATCGACAATGAAGGAATCCAATAGGAAACTACTCATAGTTGTCTGTACTACTTTTTTTGTAGCGGTAGGTGCTGTTTGTACTACAGATGTTTTCGATTTAACAGATGGAGATGTCTTAGAGGGTGTAATAATAGTATTTACTCCAAACATGTGCATCACTGCAGTTCGTGTGCTTGTGACATGAAATCGCTTCAAACAATCCTGAAAGAGTAGTTCAGCTGCTTTTGCTTCACGAAATGCTAGAAATCGATCTAGATCCTCTTCTAATGTAGGACAACCCTTTGTCATTTCTGGAGTATAACCAGGAACTTGTTCCAAGAGTAGACCAAATGCTTGAGAAATGGGATTTTGTAGTTGATGTTCGATATAATGCTGATAATCAGGTACAAGAGAATGCTCCTTGATAAATTGCGGCGTCTCAATACGTTCTCCTTGTAGTTTAGAAGCCTGTTGCCCTGCTTTGGCACGAATATATACATAACCAATACGATCTCCTGCAGCTGGTGCATTACCAGGGTCTCGTTCTGTAATACGATCCGCGAGTGCTTTGTGTGCAATTCGTGAAGGGTCTGCATAATCAGCTCTCAACGATTTAGTTACCGTCAACTGTCCCAAGCTGACTTTACCTTCGACAAGTTCCAAACATTTTTCTTTTACAAACTGAAAGGCACCTACTACATCTCGTTTGTCAAGAAGCATTTTCATTGCACCGCCAAAGATAGTTTTTACAATAGGTGCATTATCGCGGCGTTTTAATGCAATACCCATATATTTATGTACATAGTCATCTGCATTATTTTCGTACATATTTCCTGCATAACGCTTCTTGGAAAACATCAATAGTGGGTCAAAACACTTATCAAACTCAAAATCGTGTGGAGGAGCAAGTGTTTTAGTAATAAATGCACCTGCCTCATCTGTCATTTCAATGGTTGCTACACGTGCTTCTCGTCCTTGGAGCAACTCACCCGCTTCATTGCGTGGATTAAATTCTACAAAGATACTATCAGTGTCACCATATACTATCTTTGCCCCCTTATGATAAGTACCTTTTGACCGAGGTCCATAAAATGTCTCAATGGCATCCTTTGCAAAGAGAATTTGCTTGCGTCCATAGGCCGTGACAGAGGCAGCCAATGCTTGGAGACGAATCTTAAAGGTACTGGAGCCGAGCTGTCCGTAAAGGGAATTACCTGTTAGCTTATAGGCGAGCTGTTCTGCATCTAAGAGAGCATAACGCTCTGGATCTTTTTCTGCTTTCATTTCTTTCTTTTTTGCGGAGCGGGCATTCAAAAGCCATGTAGTAATCTGAGGAAGTGTGGATTTGCTTCCATCCAGTGGTTGGGCGTAGCGGCATATACGTCGACCACAGGCAATTTTACGAGGTTGTTTTCGTCCATCTGTTGGGTCTGCTCGAATAATATCAAACTCAATATCGGTATAGGCATAACCCTCGCATTCATCATATACTTCCGAGCCCCATTGATGTTGAATTAGTGTTCCATCATTTTTGAAGTCCTTAATCCAAAGGAGAGAATCATGACTGATATTTTCGCTAACAATGGTGGATGGATACAGTGAGGCAAAGTCGCATACACCAATAGGACTTTGTGAATAGAATCCAGGAACAGGGTCAAGAACAATTGCACCTTCATAGGAGTCATCCGAACCCGATTGAGTAGGAATGGTGAGAACAGGAATGACAATATTACGCTCTCGGCATTGTTTAAAGATAAGAGATTCAATCTTGATACCTTGGCCTCGTGTAAAGATATAGCTTACAGGAACAGAGCAAACATTTGCCATAGACATCGAATTGTTAAACGTTTCCAGTTTCTTATACAAATCAATGACTAGATCGCAATCTTGAAGACAGTACTTACCCACTACTGCACGGTCGTCCGCGGAACCGCGATGAAGGCGAAAGATATCCTGTGGACTTACGTCATCTTTCACAATGACCCACTTACTTGCGTCTTCCATTTCAGTTAATGCATCATCATCCAACCAGCATGAAATGGTAAGAATATTGCCATCTACTGCAGAGACCATCATCTTCTCAGAAACGGTCTCACCAGTATCATCAAGTAGAGCAATGGCACGCCCTGCTTTAACATCTTTTACTGCTCCAGCCACTTCCAGGGTAAGAATTTGTGCTCGAGCATCATATGTTTGTTTCTTTAGTTTGCCTGACATGAAATGTTTGGTGACTTCATCCAGTTTGTAGGAAGGTAGAACGTTATTGCGTTTAATATAGTGAAATAAGTCAATTTGTAGTCGTCCATGAGTGGTCCAGATATACATTCGATTATCACCCATGGCAGAAGAGCTCAAGAATTTCTCCTCTAATTTCATTTCTCCTGCAAGTTCGAAGAGACGTGTAAATTCATGAATGGGGGAATTAGCTGTTAATATTCCAAGTTCTTCTGCACGATTCCATGTATAAGATTCATCAAAACCAAAGACGTTGTAGCCAATCAGAATATCGGGATTTCGTTGAATCATCCATTCAAACCACGCAAGAATCATTTCTTTTTCTGTAGGGTATGCATGAACTTCAATTCCAGGAATAGGGGCACAATCAGGAAAGACAAAGAGGTGGCGCTCTGTGGATTCTTCCGTTCCGCGTGTGAGAGTGGTTCCAATTTGAATGACTGGATCGCCAACTAGTTTGACAAAAGAACTCATTATCTTTTGAAGAAAGGCTTCCATGGTTTCTTCTGCATCTGCCATTCGTACAATTGCCGTCATTTCATCCTGAACGGATGGCTGATTCAGTTTCGTTTGAACGGCAGAAAGAGATTTTTTCAAGGTACAGTAAATAGGGGTCATTCCTTTAGGAAGAGTTTCTACTGGATATTGTGTGGTAGATAGACTGGATACAATTAATTCGCTCATATGTGCGGCGGTCGTTCCTAACGAGAGGATTTGTTGAGCGGCTTTCTTCCATGTTCGTTTTGGTACGGGAAAATCACCAGTCATAGAGAAGCATTCAATATCCCATGATGCAGTGAGAAAGGGAGCACTGACTCGAGGTCCTCTTGTAGGTGTGATTTGTTGATAATCGCAATCGATAATAATAGAGGAGTCAGATATCATAGTAGAGTGCATACCGTCTTTTACAGAGACCCATCCACAGGGTTGGATATTTTGTGTATGGAGAAAGCGTAACATTGGATCCAGATTGGCTTCAAAGACTTCTACCGTTTTGTCTTTCATTGCACCGTCCAGTGGCCGCTTGGTTACATAGTTCATACGTTCATCCAAGAAGAGGGAACGTAGAGTGCGAAAGAGATGGAGAGAGGGGACATCAATTTCAAGAAAAGGATAGAATGTATTTGCAGTAAATCCATAGAAGATTTTCTTTGTAATACGTTTAATTGTTAATTCATTCATGGGGATGCCTTCGCGTTGAATATACTGTTTAATAGAATCTGCCGCCAAGCTTGTTTTTTCTTCTGGTAGGCGTAGATACAGAGTAGGACGAAAACCTGTAACATCACATCGAACAGGAGTACCTTTTTCGGTAGCACCGAACAGATGAATAACAAATTCACGTGGTTTTGATGTAGAGACTGTTTTCTTTTTCTTGGTATATTGAACTTCATCGTCGTCATCGGAATGGGATTCATAAACGAGTTCTCTTACATCCTCCTCTTCAGATTCAATGCGCATATCACGCGCCTGGATATCAAGAACATGGAAGATAAGATCAGTAGTAGACATTTCAGGTTATCTATTCATCTTATCAAAATAATGATTCAATTTTATATCACATATTTATTTTGTAATACGTTTTTTATTACGTCTTGTACTGCTACGTCTTGTACCGCTACGTCTTGTACCGCTACGTCTTGTACCGCTACGTCTTTTATGATACGTTTTATTCATGACAGAAGCAGCTGTTGCAAGAAGAACTGATGTAGGAGCTAATTTATAAGCAGTTTGCGACATCATACCATATAAACTACCACCGTGACCATATCCATGGGCACCACCCCTTATTCGGTTAGGACCCGATATATCACGGATACTTCGTAGAGCTAATTTTGTATCAGGAGGTGATACAGGTGTGGGAGAGTTATGTAACACGCCTTGAAGAGATACAACACTATCAGCTTCACGTTGTGTAATGGCACTTGCTGGTATATTGTTCTTTGTAGTATTTCTAGGTAGATTACGTGTATTAGATAATTTAACTGGGCTAACGGTATTTGGTTTTATGGAAAGACTTGTTGCAACTCCTACGTCGTTGCCGATATTTTTAACAGCTTCTTCATTTTCCTTTCCTTCTTCCTCTTCCTTTTGTTCACCGATATTGTTAATTTCTTCTACTTCCACAATTTCTTCTTGTACTCGATTATTCACATTACGATTCACATTACGATTCACATTACGATTCACATTTGTTGTACGCATTGATGTAGTAAGATGTTCGAAGGATTGATTGGATGGTGCCCTGTTAGATAGTGCTTTGCTAGAAGGAAACTTATTGGCAAGACCTGTATTTTCTACACCAATTTCTTTTAATAACGAATTTCGATTCACTGATGTATTGTTTGTAATTGAATTAGACATACTTGAAACTGATGTAGATAATCCGGCCTCTATCGCAACAGGTGCAACATTTACCATAGCACTTTCTACTGCTTGCGGTGTACTTGCAATTTCAGATAATTTTGTTCCATCAGGGCCAACCAGAAGAACACTCGGATATCCTTCTACATTCAATTGTGGTGCTTTTGAATTAATTTTACTATTAATGGTACGATTGTAATTCTCTAACATATCATCTCTTACAGAGATAACTTGTGAATTACGCTCTGGCATATTGGATGCTTTTTCAAAATGGGGCTTGAGGGTATGGCAATGACCGCACCAATCAGCATAAACAAGTACCACAGTGATAGGTCCTTTTGTAATACGTTTTAGAATACCATTAAGATCATGAGGGGAACGTACATCAAGGGGTGGATATATCATTCCCGAGGTAGAACGTCGATGCCCCCGAACTGTTTTACGCGCATCATGGTATTTTTTTCCACGAGAATATTTTCCTCGTTTTGAAACTTTGCGCGATGCCATTCTACTTTGGTAGGATTTATTAATATATAGAAGAGATAGAAGCTCAGATGGCTACTTCAAATGTGATGCTTATTGGTATACTATTTATATTAGGGTACATCGCATTATATGTGGGTGGTCGTAAATACTTAGAGGCATTTGAATCAAAAGATAAACGATTTCGTGGAGATGGAAAACCAAATACAAAGGATGCAACAATACCGGAAATGCCCTATACGATGAAACCAATCGATAAATTGGATGAATACGAGATATCTGATGTTTACAATAATCGAGGCTCAAAAGTGGCATCAAAAAAACAAATCAGCGATGCGATGACCCGGTATCCGATGGATTGGCCCTCGAGAGGGCCTGATTCACAGACCTTTCAAGAGGAGCAGGCTCAGTTTAAAAATAAAATGAAAAATACCCCTGCTCCACCTACTGATTTCTATCGGGAGGTTGATGGTTCAGACATGAAATTACCTGATACTTATGAAATTGATGAGGAGGAGAGAAAGATTTTACAAACCTATAAACCAGAATCAAGTAAAGGACTTCTTCAATATTCTGTTGATGATGTGAAGGGTCTTCTTCATAAATTATATGATAAGAAGGGTATGATTCCTGTAATTAAAAAATCAAAACAGGGTGAAAACATATGGGAAATTATAGAAGTGAAGGAAAAGAATCCGAAGATTGTGTGGGAAGATGAAGTTGCACAGAATGCGGAACGTGAGATTATGAAACAGCGTGGCGAAGAGGTGATTGAAGTTCCCTATACTGCATCTGATTTAAGTGCTGGATTAGACCCATTTTTCCAAAAGAGAAATTCAGTTCGCGATGGAAAGTTTGACTATACAGCATGGACGCCAGGATTGGAACGCATGTTTGCACCCACCTATCCATTAAAATCATGGTTTTAAATATAAATATTAAAGAAACACATCTTAAATAAAATACATATAAGTTCACAGTAGAGATGGGAAATTATATTTATGGATTTATTCCACTAAAAAGTCTAATTGGTAATCAAACGGAGAAGGCACATATAACAGCGTATGCAGTAAAATCAGTTGTGGAAGATATTAAATCTGAAGTGGCAACAAACGAAGCGGAAACAGACGAAGTGGCAACAAACGAAGTGGCAACAAACGAAGTGGCAACAAACGAAGTGGCAACAAACGAAGTGGCAACAAACGAAGTGGCAACAAACGAAGTGGCAACAAACGAAGTGGCAACAAACGAAGTGGCAACAAACGAGGAAAAATCAATACATCCTTCAATACATCCTTATCTATTAGAATATAGTACAGGTGTATCAAATCATATGATAATTAACAATAATATATATAAATATACAAAACCAAATTAACCAAATGTATTTTCAGAGGTGTAGGTAATACGTAGTAATCCATCACGACTCATATATTTATGATACAATTCTATCATACTTACACCATGTGGTGGAATAGAATCATTAATAAATAGAAAAATTGCCTCTTCTGGTTTTAATTTTAACCATAAACGTATTGTATGTTGAATATTTGCGATGGTAAATTCCTCGGGAACTAAGAATTTATGTTTTTTGATATCGGGAATAGGCATGGTAGCATTTGTTGCTTTAGTAATGTAAAGAGGCACTTTACCAGGATGTTTTTTCAGAATATTAGCTAATTCTTCTGGTGTAATTTTATATTCGGTCATCTATTTCTTTATTCTAGAACAGTTTATTTTATAACATGTTATATTGTTTATATTATGTATAATAATATAGAATATAAACAAATACACGTAGGATATAGTAGATGTTTTGGGTGGATACAAGAGAATCAGAATTGATTCGTATACTTGGTGAAGAAACAATTGTAAAACAGCTTCCTGTTGCGGATATTTGGATTGGTATATCAGAAACAGGAACAATATCGGAGGGCGGTCTTCTTATTGAACGAAAATCCGTTCGAGATTTGGAAGCTTCTTTATTGGATGGCCGCTATAGAGAGCAGCGAGGGCGACTACTTGCCTTGTGTCAAGAGAAGAAAGCACAACCCATGTATATTATCGAGGGCCAATTGTCATCAGGAACAGATCGTGTATCCAAAAAGGCCTTAATGAAATGTATTAATCGTATCATTTTTCATTATAATATTGCAGTCATGCAAACTATGTCTATCCAAGAAACAGCAGAACTTGTAGAAACTCTTGTGGAACAATGGAAGGAGAATCCAAGTTCACTACAGAGAACGACTGAACTGGTAAAAGTGACAGATGGAATTCATATACAAAAGAAAGCGAATGCTGCAGATCCAAGACAATTTGCAATTTGTTGTTTGGCACAATGTCCTGGTATTTCGGTGAAAGCCGCCGAACACTTAATATCTAAACACAAAACGTTGCAAGGAGTGATTGCACTGGATGCAAATGATATCGCAGAAGAAAAGGTAGGTGCACGAAAAATAGGCCCAGTGGTATCCACGCGACTATATGAATTACTTCATGCATAGTTATCAGAAATACGATGAATCGTCCCTTTATCATAGACAAGAGCATCGCCACTTCCATTCATAAGAACATATTGTTCATCACTCTTCCATTCTTTATTTAAATATTCCTTTACAATACGATGAAAGAGACGTAGAATATCTTGATCCTCTTCAGGAAGGGAAGTATAGGGAATGGAAGTGCGGACATGATTGTGATATAAAATATAAGAGCCACTCATTTCTATGATAGATATGAGTTGTGTCTTTATATGTAAAAATGAATATTAATTATCTTGTAAATATCCTTTCAATAATATAACCTCTTTTTGACGAGATTGTATGATTTGATCCAATAAATGGGAAATTGAATTTGGTTTTTCTTCCATGTATTTACTCATCATGGTAGTGGCTGATAATTGAGGAATTACGCTTCGTAGATATTGTATTTCATTTACAAGTATCTGACTACGAATCATGGCAATACTGAAGATTGCCAAAAATAGACCAATTAATACGCAACTCATACGCAAAGTGAGAATACCTGTGAAGAAAAACATAGAACCAATCAACAAACCGGTTCGATATAAATCATTGAGACTAAACCGGACATCATCCCATTTCTCCACATATAGATTAGTACTTGTAATGATTCCAGAACAAATACAGGCAATTAGTAAAACAATATGGTTCATTATATTACTCTATTAGTTTAGTCATATTTCCTTCCGACCAATGATGTATTAAAAAGGAGAGTAGTCCAAGACCCGTATCGAGTGCTAATACGATCCATGCTTTACGATTTCCAGAAATTGCTAAATAACCAAAGAAGCCCCATAAAAACATATGCAATATTCGTAGATTCTTCCACCAAATATTATTGCCTAATACTTCTAAGCCTGTATCTCTCTTTTCAATTAATAGTATATGAATCCATTTCATAACAGGAATCATGGCAAGAATGCCGAAGACCTTAAGAACCCATCCGTAGGCAAAATAACTGGCTATGGTAAATAGAATACGAGGACCAATACATAGAAAAAAATAGAGAGCCCATCGTATTTTAATAGGATTAATATTTAACATATCGAATGTGCTAATCTATGATTAACGCTTAAAATAGTCAGGTACCGATTTAGGCTGAACGATTGTATTTTGTGGATTCGTAATTTGTTGAAGAAAGATGGGTGGAGGTACATATTCAGCGGCGGATGGAGGTGCTGGACCAGCAACTGGATGAGAGGGTTGTTGTAATACTGTATTAATGGCACTTCTTGACGGTGTAAGTATATTCATATTATATGGTCCAGTCGCTCTCTGTGGTGCACTTTGCATACTTTGAAAACCTTGCATTGGTCTTTGCATTTGTCCTGGTGTTTGAATACGCACTTTCTTCCCAGATTTACGAGCAGAAATAAGACGTGATGCTTCCTTTTCTTTTCTATCGATTTCAGCTTGGGTTTTCTCTGCAGAAACAAGCATGGCTTGCATAATAGGAGATTGATCCACTAAATATGATTTCTCGTGATGTAACCATGAAATATAAATCATATTAGGAGGGGTATAACGAATTTCATAGCCAGCATGACGCAATTGATAAATTAAATAAACAACACAGTCTTCTAAATCAATCTTTGGCAATCCTAAAATAAATGGTGGAACAGTATATAATAAATTACATTGGGAATTAGGAAGTTTAGAGAGAGAACGAATGCGATTATAGATTTGTTCTAATATTTTATTATAGGCACGGAGGCGGGCAGCATCTTTTGATCTGCGTTTATCATATAATTCGGAAGGATCTAATTGAGGAGTCGGATCCGTCATCACTGATCATGGAAAGCAAATGACTGGCATCCTACAACGCGTTTAAAAGAAAATGGAAGCATATGTGATAAAAAGAGGAATGATACCCTCTCGTGTTTATTTTTCAGGCGGAGGTATTTGTGCGATGGCACATGTAGGGGCATTAGTAGAATTATCAAAACATATCTCTATTCCAGCTATTAAAGAATGGATGGGTGTATCGGCGGGTTCATTGATTGCGATGTGTGTATGTATTGGATTTACATTGGACGAATTGCATGATTTTGGTCTTCACTTTGACTTTACCCAAATTAAAGAAATGGATTCTGTTCCGGGATGGGTGTTACATTTTGGAATGGATACTGGCGATCGCCTTCATCGTCTTATACAGGCATGTTTACATGTAAAAGGATTGTCATCTGAATTTACCTTTCAGGAGTGTCTTACTACATTTGGATTATCCTTATGTGTTGTTGCAACAGATTTGAATGATGCGTGTCCTGTTACATTTAATCCAATTAAGACACCAAATTATTGTATAGCAGATGCGGTACGTGCTTCCATGACAGTTCCTTATTATTATCAACCCTTCATTTGTCCCCAATCAGGCCACTATTTAGTGGATGGTGGTGTGATTAGTAATCATCCATTATTTGTATTACCTAAGGAAGAACATGATAAGACGTTAAGTATTATTATTAGAACATCGGTGGAGAAAAAAGATAATCTATTAGACTTAGAAATTGATGAATTAATTCTGCGTCCACTTAATATTGTTATTGTGGAGAAAAATAATATAGAAGCACGATATTATGATACTCAAGGAGTTATTCAGGTACTATTGGGTGAAATTAATATTTTAGATTTTGAGATGGATATTGAATTAAAGAATGGTATTATTTTAAAGGGGCAAGAAGCAGTAAAACAATTTATAAAACAGTATAAAAAGCCAATACGCAGACATTCTATTTCATAGTCATTATTATAGGCTTCACCATTATAGGCTTTGCCATTATAGGCTTTGCCATTATAGGCTTCGCCATTATAGGCTTCGCCATTATAGCTTTGCAACAATAGTATGGATAGCAGGTTTCATGAGATAAGCATCAAAGGAAATATCAATATCTTTTCGCCCCTTCGTATAAATGATAATGGTAGTATCAGGACAAATTTTAATATTCATAGATGGTGTGATTGTAATTTCTTTAATGTAAGAATATGTAACATCTTTGTAGTATGTAACCATTTTACAATGATGTGTATTGCGAATATTGGCAATCCATGTATATTCAGAAGGAAAAGACAATGTAATTATTTCATCGATAAGATTATGATTAAAATAGGGTTTATATGTAATATCATGATATGGATTGGCGAGAGAAATCATTTGGCGATAGCATAAAATGGGATTGGAAATGGAATGAAGAATTCGTAGACCCTCTTTCAAACTGGTACATTGTGAATCATAGTAAATCATAGCATATTCAGTCATTCTCGTATTCTTATCATTTTTTATAAAATGAATATTATCAAATTTATGTTTTTATACTGTGTATAATATGACGCCGTGTTTCACATATATTTAAAATCTTACGAAAGGCAGGATTTGGATTAATGCGTGGCCGTTTGGATGCTATCAAATCATAAATCGATGATAATGATGCATTGGATGTCATCATAAAATAGAGAATAGCCGCTGTAGAACTGCGCGAGATTCCCGCATAGCAATGAAATAAAATACGTTTCCCATTTTCTATATTCAGAGATGGAAGTAAATTTATAAAAATAAGTAATAGTGCTTCATTATAGTGACTGGTGTCATATAATCCAATTGTATAAATAATTTTTTCTTTATTTTTATGCATAACAGAGGTGCGATGAATTTGTTGATCGCGTGCACGATTATCTGGATAGTTAAAATTAAAGATAACATCAAATGATTCATAGGAAGATGTCCAATCTCCAATTGCAACTGTATCAGTAATCATATCAAATGAGGTAGGAGTATGATTAATACCATTAAGATTATCATAAGGAAAACGATAATGCGATATATCATCTATTGGAAACATAGTATCGTGCTCAATAGATGATGGTATAAATGGCGGATTCATATTAATCTAATAGGCTTACATATCATTTAGAAATTCTAATACACCATCATGTGTTCGTGGACCCGGATACTCTGTTTTGGTACCACCGTTCATGATTAAAATGGTTGGATATCCCTTAATTCCTAGTTTACTTACCTCTGCCTTATCTTTATCGGCATCTAATATACTTACTGTTGCTTTCGTTCCATTTTTGAGTGTGATGGGGGAAGCTGCCAATAATTTATCAAATTCGGGAGCGGCGGTTTTGCAATGTCCGCACCAATCCGCTTTGCAGATAACAACTGATGTAGAGGGGTTTGCAAAGCCCTCGCTGCGGTGACTATCCGTTAGTTTAAGAAGAACTAGAAGGACAACAAGCAATAGAAGAAATTTGTGAATGGATTTCATTTCTATCTTCTCCTTCTTTAATTATTTTGGACGATTTTATAAAATTTCATTTACATGCTTAAACGCGGATTATGATAATACCATAAAGCAATGTTTTACTGGTCTCCATTTGAATCATCGATACAGGAATGGAATCCAGCTGGGGGATGGAATAAGACATGGACGGAAAAAGACAAAATACAGTGTACTCAACTGTATTTTTTCTTTCTAAAGAAAGGATATTCTGCTCGTGTAGCAAGTTCTATTGCACAAATGTATTTATATAAAGAGAAGTATCATGTTTTTTATTCGGAGGAGCAAGAACGAGAAATCAAAAAAGCACTATTGCCTATTCACTCGGTAGGAGCATGAGACCAAGCATGGTTATAAAAAATAGAAAAGTACTAATAAAAATGCCGTGAATGGTGGGTGCACCTCCAGATGTAATCACCGTTGTAAAATGTCCGAAAACTCGCTGAAGGATGACAAGTGTTTCTGGATTAGCAAAGAGGAAGAAGACAAGTGCACTATAAAAGCTGTATTTGGCCTTTAGAAGTATGCGATTATAGCTAAAAGTGTTTGTTGTCGTAGGCTTTGAACTCATTCTATTGAGTAGTAGGAAGTTTTAGAGAAATAAAAATACTCAATACCATTTCTGTATTGGTATAAATAGCATGTTCGTCCACAGTGGCAAAATCTTGAAGATGGGTGCCGCGATTTGAAAAATAGGTGATTGGTGTTTTGATAGAAATCGTTTTATCTGATGTGTCTATCTCTGATATATCGATTTCATATAAATTCATTGGAATTTCTTCTGATGGGGAATAGACCATATAGATATCACCCGCTGTAAAGTAATTAGTCATTGATTGATAATATGACTCCTTTTCGGATTCTGTTCCTTTTTTATAAAAAGACTCAAATGGGGGGATAGTTAGATTCCCATCAAGTGTCATAAAACGAACGGTTGGTATTTCTGTATCAACGACAAATGGCGAAACTGTTTTTTGTTTAGGGAGGGAAGAGACACGAATAGGAAAGAGTCCATGGAGAGTATCAAGAAATGTTTTTTGTTTTTTAGTAGTCATTTTATTGATATGAGTTGCACTACATTTCAAATGGGATGTTATGAATTGGACGAGATCTTTGTGGACGGAGCGAATGCGATAAATACCACGAGATAATGATTTGTCTTTATGTGATGAAAGAAAATAGTTGGAGATATGCAGTAGGGTAAGTAATTGTGGCAATATTTTATGCTTTTTAGCATGACTCTTTTTAAAGCATGTTTCTAAAAATCCGTAGATAGGGCTATATTTGGATTTTATAAAATCAAATAGTGGATTGATGGCATAATCTAATGCGGTAATAAATTTTGTAGACATTATATTGCCTCCTGCTTGCTCTGTAGTTGCTTGCTCTGTTGTTGCTTGCTCTGTAGTTGATTTCTCGGCAGTGGCAGTCTCTTTCATTATTTTAGTGATACCATATACTCGAAGTAGTTGTTCGATTCTTTGTCTGACTGCATCATTTTCATCCATTTTAGCAACATCTTCTGATAATTGTTGAATGTTCTCCATGTTTTTGGTTAAGTCTCGCAATCGAATAGTAGATAATTCTGCAACTTTTTCAGCCCACATACATTCTTCTTTTGATTTAATCTTTTTAGGATGAGAAAGAAGCCATGAAAGTTCAAGAATCATTAACCTACGTGTGTCAGGGGAAATGTCTTTCAATACTTTCCTATTTTCTTTACATGTTAATGGTACATTGGAATCATCTTGAGGGCCATCCAACTTTGCAAGAATCTCTTTAATATTAAGATATGTTCTATCAAAATTAATAGCAATAATAGAATTACCACCCACAGCATCTTTGCTACGTTGCAATTGAACTAAATATTCAAGTAATATATCTCTAATCATATCTTTATCTTTTTTACGTATCGCACTATAATCACTCTTCATATAAGGAGATGCATTCATATATTTTTGAAATAATTTCTGAATAGTAGGCAATGGAATTCCTGTTTTTTTAGAAATAGGTTCAAATGTCTTTACAAAATCATCTATACTGCGATACATATAATTAACACTTGGAGTACCATCCATTCGGTATATAATTCCGCCAACATCAATTGTATCGGTCGCCATATCTATCACATGTCCTAGAAATTAGTATCTATCATAATTTTACATAGATATATATAAAATTTGATGGAAAGAAATAAAAGAAAGAATATAAACAGATTATCGTATTAATAGATAAGATGAATACTGTCGTTCAATCAGGAAATACCAAAATCTTTAATCCATGGAATGCCAAGAATCGGGAGCTCACTCCCTCGGATGCGATCCCGATTCTTAAACGATATGGATGGAAGGGCCGTATTCAAAACTTCAATCTCTTTTCACAAGCCTGTTGTCATAAATCATACGTAGACCGTCCTGAAGTATGGCAAGAACAAGCTGATTTTGGGGAAGATATTGTTATTGCACCGCGACCAGATGATTGTTTGCCGCTGCGCCGCTGCGATAATGAAGAACTGGAATACCTGGGCGACCGTGTTCTTGGCCTGATTATTGCATCTTATGTATCAAAACGGTATCCAGGTCAGGGAGAAGGATTCTTGACACGAATTCTTTCACGTATTGTAAATAATAAACAATTGGGACAGTTGGCGAAAGAAGTGGGAATGGGTCAATGGATTATTCTAAGCCGTCATATGGAAGAGGTATGTGATGGTCGTAATAATCTTCGTATTCTGGGATCGATGTTTGAGGCATGGTTTGGTGCACTCTATTTGCAAGAAGAGGATGTGGGGCGTGGTCTTCAACAATGTAATGACTTTCTTATCCGTATTATTGAAAAGCATATCGATTTCGTCCAAATTATCATTGAGGATACCAATTATAAGGACCAACTTCTTCGTAAGTTTCAATCATTGTATCATGTTCCTCCACGCTATAAGGAGATTGCAGTTGTCGGGCCACCTCATGACCGTATCTTTACAATGGGTGTATTGGATCCAAATGATAAAATTTTGACAACGGCGACGGCAAGAAATAAGAAGGTGGCAGAACAGGAGGCAAGTCGTGCTGCATTGGAACTTCTGGAGCCAACATTGGCTATTCAGAAACATTCATAAATATTATTTTAAAATATATTAATTATTTTTCATCTAATTAATCATATCTATCAATAGAATGGATTCAAGTAGTATTACTCGATTATTACAAAAACAAAACACACGATATATCAATCGTGCTCAGACCGTTGATTCGAGTACATTAACATGGAAGAATCAGATTCAATCATCTAAATATATTAAAGGGGTTGCAACGTGTGATGGAGAGAAGAATACAAATGTCCCGACACAGCCTGCATGTTCTAATGGAGATGGGACATGTAATTACGGCGGTCAGGGAAAACAGGTATCGATTATGACAGGATCCCCTCAGAAGTATCCGAGCGTTTATTCAGGTGCATCAGGAAGTGCTTCACAGGTCTATTCATCCGATGCCATTTTATTACAGAAGGCGGGAATGAATTCATGTGGCGTTCCAGGGCTAAGTCCTGCTCCTGAAAATTCGTACATTGAACTTCCTGCTTGCTATTGTGCTAATACAAATGCAATCCCTCCATTATGTAATCCTTTATTGGATTTACGATGTATTGAAGGTCCTCAAGGACCATATATGCTTGTTGGCGAAATGGAAATTTCAATTAATAATCAATCCAACCCCTATTTGCCACCATTTGATACCTATTATCGTTTTAAGAATCCAATCGCCCAATGCACTGCTCCCATTCCAGATCAGAATCAGAAGCATTTTGTGAAGCAGTGTCATACTCGTTTTCCCAATGCAAACAATGGTGTCAATGTTCTATGTACGGATTGCTCATCTCCACCCTATCTTGTGAACGGTGAACTTATTGCTCCATCAGCAAATGCAGGTAGAACATGTAACAACTGTATCATAGAGCCATAATCATACTATCATTTATTACACCTATGTGTATATGATGATAATATAGTTTCTATACTGTTGATAGATGTCTTCTGTATCAAAAGGAGCACAGCCACCGAAAGGAGCACAGCCGCCAAAAGGAGCACAGCCACCAAAAGGAGTACAACCTGTTAGATGTTCTGTGATAAAACGAGCGTCCGCCGAAGTTATAGAAGCTATGAAATTGCCAGTTCCTTCTGGAAGCTTACAAGTTGCTCCACAATCGTTTCATGGTATTCCAGCTCCTCCGATAAGTGAGGCACAAAAGAAGGTAAAAGAAATGGCTAAAGAAAATCCTCTATTAATGCCTGGAGTGGGACCTTTGTTATCATCTTTAGCAAGCCCATCCTTAGCCGGCCCTTCCTTACCTGCTGCCCCTATCGCAAAAAAGAAGACACTACGATTTATTAAAGAAACGCCCGATTTTCGCCCCCGTCATCGTGAAATCCCAGTATCTACCTTGGCGAATTTTGAAAGAGTAGTGGGTGATGGATCAAGTACTGTTGCAATGGATTATATTACAAAGCAGCAGAATATTGAGACAAATAATCCCTATCTAACCGATACTGTTATTTATACGCCCCAATCGAGACGCTCTTTTCACCGCTTTATTCAGGATAATTTCTGGGATACATTTCATTTGGATCCACAAATAAAGGGATCGATTGACGAAGAAGCGTGTGCTAAATTAGATAGTGCTGCGGGCGACGCAGTAGAGGCTTTTTTATATCAAAAATTTATTCGTGAATACATTCGAAATGCGGGACCTTATCGTGGTATTTTAGTATATCACGGTCTTGGTTCAGGTAAAACATGTTCTGCTATTGCTGCGGCTGAAGCACTCTATGGGACATCAAATAAGAAAATTATTGTCATGACACCTTTTTCATTGCGCGGCAACTTTATGTCTGAAATTTCATTTTGTGGATTTCGTCATTTCAATATTCATAATCACTGGGTACGCGAACCACTTGCATCAGATGCAGGAATTACATATACCTATGCAAAATCAGTTCTATCATTACGAGATGAATATTTAAAACGTGTTCTACGTCGACCTGATGAGGAGCATCGTTCCATTTGGATTCCTGATTTTACCAAACCCCCTAATTATAATAGCCCAGAAATGCAAGAATTTCGTAATGATATCCGCGAACAGCTTACCGAAATGATTGATTCTCGAATTAAGTTTATTAGTTATAATGGTATTTCAGGTGCAGAATTAAAGAGATATGCTTGCCAAATTGATCCTGATACACAAAAGAGAGAATTTGATGATGCTATTATTGTTATTGATGAATTTCATAATTTAACTCGTTTAATGCAGGGCAGTATCACCCCTTATATTCAACAACGAAAAGGAAAGAAACGTAAAATAGAGGTAGAACCTATTGTACCAGGACGATGGCAACCAACTCTATGTAATAAGCCTATGAATTATGAGCGTGCCTATTTATTTTACCGTTTATTAACGGATGCTCGAAATAGTAAAATCATTGGACTCTCAGGAACGCCTATTATTAATTTTCCAGATGAATTAGGTATCATTGCTAATGTCCTTGCTGGATATACAGAATGTGTTGAAATATCACTACTTAGTGCAGATAAGTCCATTATGGAACAGTGTAGAGCGATTGCTGAAACAGAATCGCGTATTGATATTATACGTTTTCGTGCAGGTGATCGTAAAATGGATATACTCTTATCTACCTTTATCGAAGGATATGAAAAAGTGATTGATCCTGAAAATGTGAGCAACTTTATTGGAGTGAAGTATAATAAAGACGCACAGGAAGGAATCCGTGATATTTATCCACGCATTAAAGCAAAATGGTTAGCTGCTAATTTACCAATTGGAGCAGAAACCTATGTATCCTATCCACGTCTTCCCATTGATGATGAAACCTTTAAACGAGAATTTATTAATCCAGTGGATTTGTCGATTACAAATCGTATTGTTCTACAGAAACGTCTTACTGGTCTCATTTCATATTATAAGGGGTCAAAAAAAGAGTATATGCCTCGTGTAGAGAAAGATGAAGAGGTAGAATGTGAGATGAGCGACCATGTATTAGCATCTTATTCAAAGGAACGAATTGTTGAAATTACAAGAGATGCAGGAAAGGAGAAAGACACAGGTGATGTATTTGCAGCAGTCGAAATGTTTGCAAAGATGAAGAATCCATCAAGTTATCGATTTCGAAGTCGTGCTATTTGCAATTTTGCTTTTCCAAAGGGAATTGTACGCCCCTTTCCAACTACCAAACAAGATGAACTTAGTGAAGCAGCAGAGCCGACAACGACCATCCTAACAGAGAGCGAAATAAATTCAGAAGAGGATATGGCTGCTGCTGCTGCGGTAGAAATCGAAGAGGGACAAGTAGAACATCCAGAAGAAGATGACAAAAAAGAAGATAATGAAAGTGCAAATGAATTACAAAAAGAATTAGAGGAAGCACGAGAGGAAGCACAACAAGTACAAGAGGAAGCACAACAAGCACAAGAGGAAGTCCCTAAAAAGGGTGGCGGAAAACCCCGCATTGTTAGACCCCCTATTGTGGCAGCAACAGTTGCTGAACCAGTTGCAGCAGTTGCAGCAGTTGCTGAACCAGTTGCTGGACCAAGTATACTTGAATCTATCGGTAAAGCAGTATCCTCGGCAGTAGATGCTGTGATACCAGAGAAGAGTGACTCACAAGAGGAACCCGATGTATATCAAGCATTATCTTATGCGCAGCGTGTCGATATTGCCATGAAAAAATTAGATGAGGCAGGTTCTACCTATTTACAATTAGATGCAGTAGACCCCGTTGGGCGTCTTTATAATTATTCCCCAAAATTAGACCATATGCTTCGTCGTATTAATTCATCGAAGGGAAGTAATTTGGTCTATTCTCAGTTTAAAACAGTGGAAGGTCTGGGTGTGCTTGGATGTGCTCTCAAGGCAAATCATTACGTAGAAATTGAATTGACTGGTCCTGATACTAATCCTAGTTTCACAGAAGCAACAGAACGTTCCTTACGTAAGGGACCTCAAGCCAAAGAGAAACGATTTATCAAATTTACAGGAGAAGGTTCAAAATTACTCAGAACTCACATTCTTAACTTGTTTAATGGTAAAATATTTGATTTACCCTCTAATATGCAACAAGTATTGACTGAGTCAGGATACGTAGAACAGCAAAATAAATATGGTGACATCTGCTGGGTGATTGGAATTACAGGAGCAGGTGCTGAAGGTATTTCCTTAAAGTGCTGCCGTTCCGTTCATATTATGGAGCCATATTGGAATAATGTTCGTTTAGAGCAAGTAAAAGGTCGTGCTATTCGTATTTGTTCGCATAAGGATTTGCCATTTAAGGATCGTGAAGTAGAGATTTATACCTATTATTCAGTATTTTCAGAAGAGCAAAAGCGTGGTGATAGGATTGATGTGACCATTCGAAATACAGATAAAGATCGTATGTCAGGGCGTTTGATGACATCTGATGAAAATGTATTTTATGTGAGCAAACGAAAAGACACAATTAATCAAGAAATTTTGAATGTGATGAAGGAATCCGCTGTAGATTGCAATTTAAATGCAGCAGATAATGATGGCATACAATGTATTAATTTATATGGCCGCCCAGACCAATATTTATTTGATCCCAATTTGGAAGTGGATAAAATTATTACAAGCACTGATTTTAAAGAGGTGGTTCAAAAGCCTGATGTTCAAGAAGATGATTTATCCAAGCGAATTGCAAAAGAACTTGGAACAAGTATTCGAACATCCTCTAAAGTAGTGAATGTACCTGTATGTACTTTTAAGGGTATAAAATATTTGCTTCAACCCAAAAAAGATGCAGGCGGCTTAGTATTTAATATGTATGCCATAGCGGATACTGATTTTAGAAATGTAGTAGGAGAAGTTGGCATTAATCCAGCAACTGGTAGTTTTAATGGTGCTGTTCCTAGACTAAAATAGTGTAAAAATAGCATAAAATAACATAAAATAACATAAAATAACATAAAATAATATAAAATAATATAATATCTTTTATTTTATCTATATAGAATAAAAGATGTTTATCTATCATTCACAACAAGTACACTCCGAATTTAGAAATAAGAAAGGTCGTACAAAAGTGCATTCTGTTTCGATAAAGGGAAAGAAGGGTACAAAATCAGTCATTGTCTATAATCGTTCAGGTAAAATGACTAAAAAATCATCTAAACCATTGACTACGAAGGAAATAGAATGTATTCGTACATGTAAATTTATTCCAGGACTATTTCGAGACTGTACTACATGCATTAAAAAAGATTAATAGCTATTGAGTGCTTTTGGAAATTGAGTGTATACCCAATCAGCCTTCGCATCGCGGCGGATGTCATCATCTGTGGCAACACCTTCAAATAAATGGACCCAGCCAACATCCATATTACATCCACCTGTAGATACGATACCTCTGCGTCCAAGTAATCCACCACATCCTATATGAATACCTGCAGCTCCATATGATTGCCCTGGTGCTGGATTTAATGTTTCATTGCGATCATAAAATGGGGTATTATTTGAAATAGTCAGATCCGCTCTTGCTCCAATACCTTGTCCTTCTGCAATAGAAGGTATGGTATTTATATGTAAACGAACATCTGTTTCTGTATGGAAAATAGTTGCTAAATACCATGTATTCAAAAAAAGTTGATATGGTGTATCCTTCTCTTGCTCGCCTATTCCATATTTCCCCCACCACCACCATCGTGATGTCCATACAGTAGAACGAATTCGCACACGTGCTGTATTTCCATTTTGAGACAAATTAATAGCAAAGTATGGTCCCCACTCTGCTGGTGCACCTGCATTCATATAAAATAAGGTTTCATTAACAGGCATGGATTGAAGACGAAATGCAAAAGTAAGTGTTTTCCAGCTCTGAAATGCTATATTATTAAGATGCATGATACCATTGCGAGAATTCATACGAACAAATCCTTTTCCACCAGGAACTTGTCGACGATGTTCCACGTTATTATAGGGCGTGAGCTGATTAAAGGCACAGAACTGTGAAAAGATACCAGGATTACGTAATTCTTCAAATACACTTGATTTGCGTGCCACTTCAAATGTTGCAAAGGGTGCACGTGCCTCACATGTCAATGATAGATAGGCTGGTTTCAACATTTGTTGTGCTGTTCCATCCGTTGCTTGAATCACAAGAGAATTCCAGCCACCACCTGCATCTTCAAAGTATATTTTATTAATATTAGGTGAAGTGGCACGATATGTACATTGTTTTTGAGAGATATATGTGGTAGGTCCTTGAAGCCCAATGTTTTTAAATAGACCAGGCTCGTCTCCTTTGGCACTATCAAATGCAGTCTTATCGATATCTGCTGGTTGATTTACTGCGATAAAAAATCCATCATCTACTGTCACGCGAAACGTCGTTTTAAAATCAACAGGAGTGCGAACATCAAAGAGTTGGACCATACATCCAAATGCACCACCATTTAGCTGAGAAACACGAGAAGGTCCAGGTTGTAGTTGAACGATATTATATTCAATGGTTCGCTTTAAAAATCCTGTGACAGGATTATTCCATCCATTTTTAATAGGAACACCTGGTCTAGGTACAAACCAGAAGACTTCTACTCCCTGTGTATAAGGAGCACGCTTGATTAATTCCTCTGATGTAATTCCAAGTAATTGTATCATTGCATTACGCTGTGTGGTATAATTCGTACTATTTGTTGCATCAATTATACTTTGGACGTATTGTTTCACTGCTCCCAAGCTTCCTTTAGAGTTGTAGAAGCTAAGATTATTTGCAGTAGGATACATGGTTCCTTTTCCATGACCGCCCATATTTAAGAAGATTTTTTGTACACATTCTAATAGAAAAGGTGGAGCAGTTCCATCTGAAAATTCATTGCAAATATCATATTGTTTAACGGCACCACGATTAATACATAAATCTCGAGCTGCTGCCCCAATTGCAGTAGTAGGCGGCTTTGACATATTACCAGCAACATTGCGAACTTCCTGAATTACAGCATTAACTGTTGTTTTGCCCTGTCTAAACATTTCAAAGTTAAATTGAGGTGTCACATGACGATTGTAAATTTTTGCTGCATCAGAACTGGGAAGATTTTCAATGTAATTGGAAGGAGTTGCATTAGATAGTGCAAGTGATAAGGAACCATTTCCGCTACATCCAGCGGATTTGATTGTTTGTTGGATACAGCCGACTGATAATTTACCGTCTACAGGGATACATGTAGAATCTTGATTAAGCTGTAAGCCACTTTCAGAAGAAGGGCATCTGTTCGCATCTGTATATAAACTATCAGAAGAGCAGTTGCCAAGAGGGTCATTCGGATAGAGTAATCTTCCATTCACATCAACAGGAACACCTTGATTACGATCCGCACACCATCCACAGCTTGTTTTAAAATCAGGCTGTTGTACTTCGGTACAATCACTCATTGCCTTACATTTATCCATAAGAACTTGACGTTTCGCCTGTTCCAAATTAAAAAACCATTTTTTATAGGTGGGATGAGACATTCCTGCAATTTTAGCTGGACCATTGACATCACCGAGAAATCCCTGAGAAACAATCGGGCGGGCACTTCCTTTTGCGGGAGGAGTGTAAAGCCATCCGCATCCTGTTCCGTCCATTGCATTTGGATTTTTGATAGCAAGTAATTGGTCTATCGAAGACGAGGCACATCTTCTTGCTAAATTTGTTAGTTCGGGGCTTGTTGTCTTCATAAAAATATCATTGGGATAGGGGACAACAGGAGTCTGATAATCTTTTCCCATCGCATCCAAACTTTGAATGGCATCATTAATTTTGAGGCCGGAAGTAGAGGATGGAATAATATGATTAACTGAATTAAAATAACGGTGCTGTTTTTTTACATAATCTTCATGACTGATATCTTGCGATTCAGTTTGAAATGCCTCCTGTAGACGGGCAAACATCCTACTCTTGGCTTCGTTAGTATTTAGGACAATATTATTCATAGAAAATCAATATTTTAAAATGTTGATTTTTTAAGAAATAATATAAATCATATAAATTATTTATTCGTATTGTATTTGTTTATTGGGTGGAAAGAAGCTATAATGTTCGCCGCCTCTTCTACTGCGATCAATTTTATTAGATTGATAAATCAGCCCTTTTCCATCATTTAATGCTTGATGTCTATCATCAAATATTTCAAGACGTACTCCTAAAATACGAGGCCAGCAGCAATCATGACGGTTGACAATCACAATTTTATAAATAGGCACCATTTTCCGTAAATCAACTTCAATCCATGGCACATTATTACAAGATGTATGAACGAATGAGCTACCATTACCACCAGCACTTCCGTCAATAAAATTGCGAACAGGAAAGACGTCTCCATTCCATCCATCTGGTTTGACAACACCCATATCAGGTCTAATAATATTAGGTCCGCCTTCTCTCGAATAGACTTGAATTTGGGCGAGATTCAAACATTCACGACGATCATATTGTAATCGTATGTATCGCCCTTTTAGCCCCTGTGATGCAGGAATGGGTAATTTAACATATCCCATATACGCTGGATTACCATTAAGACCTGCATTATGATTACCTTTAAAACAGCCAAAACCTGACCCATCTTTGGCATAGCTAAATCCAACACAATCATTGCCGAGACGGTCGCAGCCATCTTGTGCTTGTTCTGGAGATAATCCACTAAAACAGGAGGGCTGATCGCCTGCTGTTTCTAAATAGCCAGTTTCTACTGTTGAGTAAAAATTTCGGAAATCTTCTTGATTAGCAAACCCTTCAGAGTCATCTGTGGCAATTTCTTCAGAGTCATCTGTGGCAATTTCTTCAGAGTCTCCTGTGGCAATTTCTTCAGAGTTGCCTGTGGAAAATCCTTCACGTCCTGTTAGATTGGGTTGGCTCCACGATTGTTGATTAAATGGTTTTATAACTCCAGGATCAACGGTTGATATCGCTGGCTTATTTCCATAACAATTAACACCTGCTTTTCTACTATCAGGAGTCCATTCAATGATGCCTTGACGGCCGCCACATCCACCTATCACAGATGTGGTAATGGGCCATTGTCCTGTAGTAGAATCCTGTACCCAGGCACTAAAGCACCAATCTGCACCATTTCGTTGTGCCTCTCTTAGTTGGGCCTTTGTAGCAACTTGGGCTCCATATTGATTGCAGATAGATGCAGCTTGATCTCGTGTATAATCATATCCAGGTCCTACTGCAAACACCTGTTTGGGTCCAGGTGTAGCGTTATCAACCACTGGCTTTAAGGTAATACCATAACATTTTTGAATGGCATCTTCACGTTCCGTATTACTTAGACTATCATCGTTTGCGGTTCGCTGAATCTGATTATAATATTGTTTCACGGCATTAATACCGCCTTTGTTTTCTACTAATTTAAATCCAGCAGGAGTACTGGGGTCCATGGAAGTACCAGGTTTGCAGAATGTATTACGAAAGGGCTGTCCTTTCATACTGGCAACATCATTTGGAGACATATCATACGTTGGCCCAATTCGACTGGTCACTCCTTGATTCATGTATAAATAACTCAAGCATGGTTCAGATAAGGGTCCTGACTCTGCATATTCGGTATCGCATGGGCTGGTAATCGATTTTCCTGTAGCGAACATACTGGCATTGTTCCAATCTTCGATCGATAATTGTTTTCCATTTGCATCTTTTCCTGTCTGGGCACGTAACATAATCACAGATAATTCATTAATAATAGTATCAATATCTTTTGGAGAACCATCACCATTTTTCTGTATACCATTTGCTTTGGCAGCATCACTTGGATATCCTGTTCCTTCTTCTGTTCCGCCCATTTGCATCCATCGTGACTGAAGGCATTCTAATAAATAATTTCCTGGTTTATTCTCTTTATTATAGCAAGCATCCGAATTGAGGAAGATGGCTGATTCTGCCTTTGTAATTACTGGACCATTGCTGCATGTTCCTGCTTCGTAATCTTGTGTGTTAACAAAAGAAAAAGGAATGAGACAGACAAGATTCATTGTAGATTGTCCCCTACCAGGAATCATGCGAACACATTGAAATCCAGAAGGACGAATGGAGCCATTAATACGTGGTTTTCTATTGGTACGTTGGTCCACTTGAATGATATGATTTATATCTAGTCGAAATGGACCCTTTAATGTAGAACCTTCAATAAATCCTCCAAAAAAATAGATAGAACCAGAAGGTCCGCTATTAAGAGGTGTAGTTGTAATTATAAATTGGGTACCTTCTAATTCACCAGGAATAGTAAAGGTAAATCCCTTTCCACCAGCTGGATCAGGAAGATTCTGCTCGTTTATGTTGATATCTTTGTTAGAAGATGATACTTTGAATTTACAATTTCCTATCACGGTTATACTAAATGGGATTTTTTGTGCTTCAGGCCCAACACGTGCAAAGTCACGCGTTGTGAAACATTGAGTACAATTGGGAGAATTGAAGGACTGTTTAGCAGCGCAATCTACTTTCTCTTTAACAATAACACAATCATCTTTGGTTAAGGCAAATGTACCTGGTTTTGCACTGCCAATCGTAGGCTGATAAATCATATAAGGGTCTTGTCCCATATCACGTGCTTTCATAGCATCGCGTTGCTGAGTTGATTTATTATTCGGAGCAATATAGAGGCCACCAATATGTTCTTTTCCATTGGAATCTGTTCCTGATATGTCAAAGCTCATTCCACAATTTGATGCAAATGTATTATCATCAAATGCAGCACAAGATACAGGGGCTGTTTCGCACTTCTTTGCTGATTTAAATGTATCAGGAATATCAATAGGAATATTATAGGATTGTTTAGCATTCATTTTATAGGTCGTAGGAGTAGGTTCTAAATCAATGCTATTGAGTGCAGACTTCACGGCTGTCGAATTATCGACAGTAAGTGGGACAGCAGAGTTAACTAAATTGAGCATATTCGCAAATGGATTATATTTGGATTTTGAACTTTCGACAAATTGCGCATGAGGACCAGCCGGAAAATCATTGAACGACTCTTTCAAATAGAAACGATCATAATAAATCATTCCAAAAATGAGAATAATAATTAAAAATAAAATAATGTCGTGAAACATTATATTCTATTGGGAACATAGATTATATCTATCTTATCAAATACACTATGATAAAATAGAAATAAGACATAACTGGCATGTATTATGATTAATAGTTATTATCAGGGCGAATTTGTGGAAGAGAATCCATTTCACGGGTGATAATACGAAAGACAAGATTGAGCTGTTTATTAAGATTTATAAAACGAATGGGTGATTGTAGGGTAGTTCCATATGTATTAAGAGTATTACCAAAATCAGTGCCAAATGACTGTAAATAGGTTGTTCCTGTGGTAGGGTCTTGATAGAGGCCCTGGATAACAATGAAATTTGCATATCCAACCGAATTAATACCATCGACAAGAACCGTTGGTGCAGTAGGAACAGTATATGCGGTATTAATAACAATATGGCCTTCTACACGATTAATCCAATTACAGAATGCACGTAGACTCTGGCCATAGACTGGGTCATTAAGAGATGCATCGGAATAGGTATAACCTGCAATTTGAATACGATCGCCCGCACACAATTCAAATCGGCTAAAATAGGATGATGTATTAATGAAAAAATTAGCGGGAGCAGTTGCAATTGCACTGCTTGCACCAAGAAGAGAATAATCAGATGTAGTAGTTACAACATTAAATGGAAAGGTAGTTGCACCAGAAGCAACTACTTCTCTGGCAATAATACCACCAATGTCAAAGGTATCAGAAGAATTGCTGAGAAGTTCTCCATTGGGACGGCGAAATTCAATTGTCATTTTCTGTAGAGTGGACAGTGGTGTGGGATAGTATTCTTTTTGGCATTTAAGAAATTTAGGAATCATAGCCAAATAGCCACGAGTACATCCTTGTTGCTGTGCAACATCCGACAGCCATTGGGCGTCATATTGAAGTACACCAAAACTACGATCCAGTGAATTATCTGTTCCATAATTGTTATTCTCCAATTCTGCGACGCGAAGACTGACATAGGGCAAATTGAGAATATTATCCTGAAAAGAGGTCGTGTAGGTAGGTACACCCGAATCTGATGCATTCACAATAACGTCCAAATTCTCTCCAGGCATAATGGCTTTAATCAATTCAATTCGCACAATATTTTTGAATTTTTGTTGGGCGGCAAGACCAAGGCCAAATTTATCTTTAAATCCATTTGTATCAAATTGAACGGTAAAATGATAGCGATTCTCCTTGCTATTAAGAAGCCAGTCACGGTCTGCCGAATAAATAAAGAGATTATTTTCAATTTCACGATAGCTAATAATACTATCTTCACGAATAATATTATTTTGCTGCAAATGATTGATAGCAGGAGATGCAAGGAGAGGAGCAACAATCGTGGGATTTGCATTGGCTTGGCCCAGGCCACGTGGGTCAGGTGATTGTGTCATGGTATCAAAAGAACCGATGGGAGCAAGCATCAATTCACGACGGTCTGGCATAATGACAAGAGATTGATTCGAAACAGAGGGGCGTTGAGAAGTAGTTTGACGTTGTACCAATGCGAATTCATTATCACGATTCTGCACATCCTGCTGTGCTCGAAACGAATTATCAGCTTGAATACGACGTTGTAGACCAGCATCCGCTTTCATAAGTTCGGATTGTTGTGTAGAACGGAGAAGTTCCATTTCACGTTGTTTCTTGGCACGTTCAAAGATTTCAGCAGCAGGAGGACCGTCTTCCGTAAGAGAGATACGAAAATCGGGAAGAGTGGAAGGCAAGGCTTTCACTTCATTTCGCTCCTGGGTAAGTCGTTCAAATCGTTGTGATGTTTCCTGAAAGAGAGAATCATTGAGAACTTGTTTGACTGGATTCACATTCTTTGTTATTTCTTTGCGCTGAAGATATTGTGCGAAATCCTTTGCACTTGCACTAAGAGTCTCTTTATTTAAGGTAGAAATAGGCTTATCGCCATGTTTTTCATAGACTTGATGAAGATAATGATCCACGGTTTTAGCAAGACGTTGAAGTTGTACTTCGGATAACTTCTCACCTCGTTCTTGAAATTCTTGTACCAGAACGGTTTGAAGTGTCTGATAATTCTTTACACCGAACAGCGTCTCTTGTATAGAGGTCGAGCCTTGTGCTGTTGCCGGACGATACATTACTATCTTTATGTGCTATAAATCTTTTATATGCTTTTTAGTGAAATAAAAATGGAGAGAAATCATTTGGAGAAAAGAACCTTGCGAAGTTGTAGCATGAAATCATCTGATACAGAATCTTTACAGAACTGTTTAAATGAAATACCATGAATCATGCAAATAATAAAATACATACTAAACATTCCACATTCTGAATTACCATATTGAAATCGTCGTGCATTGCGGCCTAAATGGCAATTCTTGATTTGTAGTTTAAAGGAGCGCATTAGACGGGCAATAAGGGGCGGCGTATCATATCCATAGGAATCAAAATAGCACACAAATGGTTTGTTTATGTTAACGATATTAATATAGAGAGCAACCCAATGGCTTCCTCCCTTATAATGAGGGTCTAAATTGAAAACCATACCAATACCTCGCTTTCCCTTATGGTATTCATTGATAAGATTCAAATCACAGAGTTCTTTGTGTAGACATTTTTTTTCGCCATCGGGTTGGTAGGGATTGGGGGCAGAAAAATCAATAGGAAATACACCAAGAAAGGTAAAAGATGGAATCGCTTCTTCATATTGTTTCATGACATGCATAATATTGTAATTATCGAGCCACATATCGGGATCGGCATCCCAGCCTTTGGGGCGGCGAGGGCGAAGATATTGACGACGTAATGATTTTTTAATAGAGTCATCCAGTGGTGCTTTATCTAATAGACAATGTTCCTCTCCCTCATTGCATCCTAGAGATTGAAATAATCCATTTTTTGAGAGATGGGATTTAGAAATTTCATGATATACACTATCAGGTAAACACTGATGCGATTTTCGCGTGCCTTTTACAATCTTTTTTCCTTTCATCTTGGGATGGCATCTTGAAATATCAGTTAATGCTACTTTTCTTTTTTGGGTGCTACCCATTTTCCGATACTATGTACTACGGAGATAATAAAATAAAGATGGATGTCATAGTAGTAATGAGTCAAGGAGTGCCCGACTTTGCCATGTCTAATTTTATTTTAATGATTGGGCGCCAACTACTATTTTTAACGATGGTATTATTGGTTATCTTTTTTGGAACAACCCCTATTTCTTTTCCATTAGCACCATTGATGGATAAAATGTCATTCGCAAAAAATCCATAAAATAATAAAACAAGAGCAAAGATAGAATGTCAACAGAAGCATCAGGGCAGAGTTCATTTAGCAACGTATCATTTGGCATTGGTACATTTGCTATTTTAGGATGTGGTATTACGGCAATTATATTGTTTATTAAGGCTACTATGGATACATCAAAATTTATTGGGGATACGGCAACATGGAGATCTATTAAGCCCCAAATTTCACGAATTTGGTGGCAGACAGGAATTGGTGCACTTGTTCTATTTATTGGAATGTTTGTCTATGCTATTCAATACTCTAAAGCATCCGCTATGTTTTCTCTTTTGATTTCATGTCTTTCACTTGGATTATCATTTTCTGCTATTTCCATGGCGGCTATTTCTACAACAGGGCCAGGATCTACCTAGAAGCATGATCGAGGTGCCAGATAGAGGGAATAGAATGTTGCAGACGTAGTCGCAATCCATATTTATTAATAAATTGTGTGACTCCCTGAAAACGAATGACACATCGAATGATATCACCAGGTACTAAATCAGATACTTTTGAATATATTCCATTTGGCATTTTTACAACAAGTGATGGATAAATATAAAGTGATAATACTGAATCCTCTAATAGACAATGAAAAAGTTGTTTAATATATTCTTGTGAGTCATATACGTGGTGAAGGAAACTCTGTTGATGTACATAGAATGTACTTATCAGATATTCATGTAATGTATTTATTTTTACTTGAAAATTAAAATGTTGAGAGACATCGAGACGAAGACGAGAATGTTCGGGTTGATAATCAATCACAGTTAGCGGTGGACTAAGAATACATACATCTTGAAAGTCAATTGAATTATCTTTATAGGTTAAACGGGCAATGGATTTACCATATTTATCTTGACTAAAAGGAGTGACATGAATATTTCCAACTTCAAATGCCTGATAAGGAATCGTTAGAATCATTGAACTGTATATGATATAAATATGATATATTTAGATTGGCATTTTTCTTTGTATTTTATTATATCGTATACAATGTCGATAGGAAGAAGCCTAAAAGTGTAATGGTGTTGTAAGAGTAATGATGGAGCCGTGTAGTTATGCATGGCGTGGTTGGCGTGGATGTGGAAAACGGACACAACTTCAAGAGTTTCTTAAAATACAGGCAGAACATATTGGAATTCCATTTGAAATTAAAAAAAGCGTATGGTTTCTGAATAAACAGTCTACGAATGCGGATCCTGATGAAGAGGACGATGATGCAACAGGAAAATCCATTCCATATGAAGAATCGCAGCTCCATTTGGGATTTGATGTGGCACGAATGTCAATGTCTGATAAGGTATTTCTTCAATCTATCCTATCGAGATGGACGGGACAGCAGGACGTGTGTTTGATGGCGTCATCTATTCAAACTCGTTATCTTGTGCTATATCATGCACATTTTCTAACAGATGAATCGGTTCTTCAATTACAGGAGTGTTTGGAGCAATATCCCTATTTTGCGATTCTTTTAACCACCGAATTCCCATTAAGTCCGCGTCTTCGTGATTTTTGTTTTGAAATTCCAGTGGTAGGAGAAGATAAACTTTTGTCGAATTATACAAAGAAGGCGGAATTGGTACAAAATGATGTATGGTCTGATTATTTTAAGAAGACGCTGAATGAATGGTCTACTTCATGGGAGCCTCAAAAAATTGCAGATGTAAGAACATGGATTTATACATGTCTTCAGCGAAATCTTAGATGGACCGATGTTATAATGTATTGGATTCTTGCAATTTATGAAACAGAATGGATTACTCCGAAGATGCGAGGAGAATTGTTGGAAACATTATGGCATGCAGAGTCGGGTTCAGGTTGGGTTCTTGTTACATCCTATCGTATTCCTATTTTGTGGGAGCACGTTCATTTGAAATTAGCACATCAGTTGTATAGATTGCGATTGGATACATTGCAATCGGTTGATAATAATCTACTTCCATAAAAGAATGTCCGTCCTGCTGAATAGTGTATTGGATAGTATACGACACGAATTTATTCAATCTGCTCCCATATGGACGATATCTTATACCATCGACCAGAAAGATATGGAGTATTTAAATAACGAATGTACTGTCGGATCTGAATTTGATCCAAATAATCGTCGTAAAACACTGTATAATGATATGATATCAGGGCGTGTTTCTACATTGGTAGCAACATGTCCTTATGGAAAGGTGGTTGCTATTTTGGAGAATGTAGACCAGGTATTGGATATTCCGTGGCCTTTATGGGGTAGAATTATGCGTCTTTTTACAGAGAAAGATAAAGCTTTGCAAACTCCCTTTAAGGTATTCTTTTTAGCAAATATACACTTACGTACCTTTCCAGAAAATCGTGCACTTATTACATCAGAAAACATTAATGGTGGATATACTTATCCTGGAAATCGTGAAACGATTATGATTTATCGTGCGGAAGATGCAACTCGTGTATTAATACATGAAATGATGCATTCATGTAGTCTGGATAATCAAGCAAATGGTGTGGACCAAGTAGAAGCAGAAACAGAGGCATGGGCTGAATTAATATATGTTGGACTCTTATCGAAAGGAGTAAAGAAAGAATTTAATGAGCTACTTCGTATGCAATCCGAATGGATGAGAAAACAGAATATGAAAGTGAAGCAGCATATGCGTCATCCCGAATCCAAGGAATTTCCGTGGAGATATACAATTGGTAAGGAGGATGTATGGCGAAAATGGAATATATCTATAAGTCAAGGTCGACCATTTGTGTCTATTGGAAATTCGCTGCGTTTAACGCATCCTCCGAGTACTGTATTAAAGACTCGATTTCAGGTTAGAAAGGAATCTACTATTTTATAGTATATAAATAGAACATGGGAGGATCATCGTCATCTGAGAAAGGTGCAGAAGACCATAGTGAATCAGGTGGAGTAGAAACAAAAAGAACGGTATGTACGACCATTACTGGAGGAAAGAGTCGCAAGAATCGTAAGCATCGCAAACATTGTAAGCATTGCAAGCATCATAAGCACACTCATTCAAAAAGTAAATAGTCAAAAAGACATTCTATGTGCTGATAGTTATATACGAATTTATATAAATTTGATATTATATGAATTCGTCTAATAAGATAGATTTATATGGGCATAAAAGGTTTATTTCAATTCCTATCACAATACGAGACGCGAACATCCATCGTTCAAGCACTACATAATAAATCTGTAGGGATTGATATGTTTTGGTTTCTTCATCAATCAAAAGGTAATAAACAAATTATTCAACAATATTTACGGCCTATTATCGACCATGCGAAGGAAGTGCATTGTGTATGGGATGGTGCACCATCTCTAAAAACAAAGGGGGCACGGGACTTGCGGGAACAGAAACGTCAAGAAATAATACAGACCATTGCCCATCTTGATACATTTATAATGAATCAAATGGACCAATTATCAGAAAACGATCAGTATACATTATACCAGTATGTGGAACAATTACGGAAGCAGGCATGGAAACCAAATCCTGCTTATATCGATACGGTAAAGGAATGGTTGAAGGAGGAGGGATGTTATCAATATTCGGCGACCGAAGAAGCAGATACATTATTGATGGATTTAGAAAGAGAAAATACGGTGGAGCTGATTGTTAGTAATGATTCTGATCTTCTTACGCTTGGATCATCGCGTCTACTACGAATGTATAATTGGGAAGAAGGGGGTCTATATGATAAGAAGAGCATTTGTGCGCAATGGAAGTGGACGTCCGAGCAGTGGGATAATTTTATGACACTGTGTCGCTTGATGAAAGAGCCTGACATAGCGGTTGCGTATTCATTAATTAGTGTTTATCGAGATTTGGATGTGATTTTCCAAAAACAGATGGAATGGAAAGTGGAATAATTTTATGTATCATAATTAGAACATGGCCGCTGCAAGTAGTTCAAATGGATTTAATATGAGTAGTTTGTTGACATCATTGGAGGCATCTGTTGCAAGTGCACCAAGAAATGGTTTTAATATGTCTGATATGCGTTCGATGTTAGATTCTCTGACAAGCTCCGCAGCGCGTGTGAAAACAGCAAAGACGAAGGCGAAGGAAATAAAGAGGCACATTGAGCGCAAACCCAGATCAAGTCCTGCCGATGAGAGACTTACATTAAAGATTGGGCGTTTACAGCGTCAATTAGACATAGAAAATGATAGTTTGGCACGTGTAGTTCGTCGAATGACACGTTTATTGGCAAGACCATCAAATGCAGCCGAACAAGCAGATTTGGAGCGTGATATTGATGTTATTAAAGCACGAATCGCCCATATTACAAGTGAAATAAATAATCCTGAAAGTGAAATGAACTTAAATAATGGCAGACAAGGCCGCAGTATGAGTCGTAGCATGCGTCGCGGTCGCAGTATGAGTCGTAGCATGAGTCCAAGTAGTATGAGACGTGGAAAGTCAAGAAATCGTAATAATATGAATAACAATAATCGTGATAGATCTCCACGCAGAGGTGGAGCAACTCGTAAGCGACGCAACTTGTAGGCATAGCAACTCGTAAGCGACGCAATAACAAGTAAGCGTAAGTAAAAAAGATATCATAAACAAAAAGATAGAAACTATTTTATTGTTTATGTGTTTTTTGTAATTTTCTAATTTTTATATTAATAACATAGCACTTTTAAGCAGCACTTACGCAGTGGCAACCTTCTTCTTCTCTGGGAGAACGTATAGCTTGTAGAGGTACGACTGGATGTTGCGGTAGGTGAGAAGCTCCTCCTCCTTGACGCCAAGAACCTTACGCATGGCAGCATCTGGGTGGATGGTGTGGCCCTTCTCGGCATCCTTGAGCTTGTGCGAGTCAACATAGGCACTGAAGGCACGAGTGACATCGGCGGGGGTCATCTGAGAGCCCTTAGCCTTGCCGAGGAAAGAGCAGAGCTCATCCTTGAGAGTGACTGGGGTGGTAAAGATGGTGGGACGCTTCTCCTTCACAACGCCATCCTCGCTCTCCTTCTTCGAGCGGCGGCGACGACGACCAGCCTCCTTGACCTCCTTAGCAACACGCTTCTGGAGACGCTGGAGAGTCTTGATGGCACCAACGGCCTGGTCGCGAAGGTTCTGGTGAAGCGACACAAGGGCTGCAATCTCCTGCTCCACGGTCTTGGTCTCAACTGGGGCAGCGGCCTCAGCAACGGCAGTGGCAACTGGTGCAGCGGGGGCAGCAGCGACAACTGGCTTGGACTTCTTTGCAGCGGGGGCAGCAGCTGGAGCAGCTGCAACAGCAACTGGGGCGGCAGGCGCTGGGGCGGCGTCTGACTTCTTGGAAACTTTCTTAACGTTCTGGGCGTTGGAGGTGGAGGCTGGCTTACTCATTGTATTATTACCGGTGGAAGTATTTGACATAAATAAACGCGGAATGATATTTTCTAAGTGGAAAAGTGTTATCAAATTTTGTGAATAATTTCAATCGGAAAGCCATCTTTTCATACTTTTCTTCTTTTTTTTATTGAAATGACCTATATTCATATTGATATATAATGCGGCGATAAAAATTTGCATGACATATGATTTTCAAGAGCACCTGGATTAAGTATTATCATACAGATCATTCCAGATCGTATGATAAAATAGGAATGGAATATTTAAAAGCTCATGATTTGGCATTTATTTGCGATGGGTGCGTCTGCGGTGGGTGCGTCTGCGATGGGTACGCTTATGCTTGTGTTGATGACGGGTACGTTTGCAGTAAGTGCGATGCTTTCGACCACCACTGATTCTATCATTATGAGGTCCTTCCTGTGGAACTGGTTTTGCATAGTCGCGAATAGTCTTCCATATACCTTCCATCTCATATAATGCATCTAATAGAACTACAAAATTAGCAATTACCTCAAATTTAGTTTTCTCATCTGAATTAATTTGCAAAGTTAAAATTTCATTAGTTAATATTTCTTTTATCTCGTTTGGAAAGTAAAAGGTTTTATCAATATTATCATGCATATCTTTTGGAAACACGTTGCCATGTCGTTGCATACGTTTCATAGTGAAAAATGGCTTTCTTAAGATTTCAGTATTAGATGCAGTAGAATATGCTGCTTGAATTACCTTATCAATATTTTCCTTGATCTTAAGATTTCTCGTATCGCGTCTGATTTCATCCGTAGCCTTTTGTGTTATTTCATGTAGTTGTGTTATCACCGCGTGGGCAGCAACAATCTCTTCCATTAATTGTTCAGATACTTGCGGAGCATGTGCCATCTTTCTAATTATAGTTCCTATATTTTATACATCATTATGAATTCGATTATTATCATATTTTAAAACGCATTAACATTCAGTTTTTGGAGATGATTCAGTGTCCGGATTGCATCCCTTGTTGTGTTCGTTGTGATGGATTGACCTGCTGTAGAAGCTGGAAACTTATTGTCAAGGTCTGTCAGTAAATTATATTAAGCAAATTATATTTTCTTAATACAACTGATATCATATACTATTCAAATCCTGAAAATAATTTCAATAAAAAAAAGTTAAACTGGATGCACTTGAATAGAAAATGTGATACTTATAACATAGTACAAATATAAAATGATGTAAATTACGGGGTATAACATAAAATAAAATTTGACGAGCGATTTTAGCATAGAAAAAGGCAGAACCAGATTAAAACATGTCCAGCGTCGTCTATCCATCCACCTTCGATTCCAAGCGTATTACTATCTCCGCTCTGCGGACACTTCCAAATGGTGCAAAGTCGGCTTATCTAAATTATGGCGGCGAACGTCTTGTTATGCAGACCGCCGTTTCCATGTCGATTCCCTTTGGTCTAAATTGTGCTGACAAGTTTGGTCCACCCACTTATTCGGTTGACCTTTCCTTTCGCGGTCAGGACCAGCGACCCGAAGTTAAGCAATTCTTGGATACGATGAATTCGATGGACGAGTTTATGCTAAATGAGGGTGTTAAGAATAGCAAGTCGTGGTTTAAGGCCGACCTATCACGCGATGTTGTAAAGGCATTCTATACACCATCTGTTAAGTACAGCAAGGATAAGGATGGAAATGTGCTAAGCTATCCTCCTAACTTGAAGCTGAAGCTTCCAAAGAACAACGATGAGTTTGAGACCAAATTCTATGATGTCAGTGGTACTCCTTACAAGGGTGTTCCAGTAGAGGACCTCCTAGCAAAAGGCGTACAGGTAACTGCAATTATGGAATGTGCGGGTGTATGGTTTGCAGGTTCCAAGTTTGGTTTGACATGGAAGGCAAAGCAGATTGCCATTCATAAACTACCAGAGCGTATCAATGACTTTGCTTTCAAGGGTCTTGGCTCAGCACCTGCAGCGTCTACTGAAGATAATGAGGATGAGTTTGAGGATGATGCTGCATTCAAGCCTAAGCCATCTGTACTTGCAGCAGTAATGCCACAAGCATCGCAAGCATCGCAAGCATCCGCACAGGTATCAGCACAAGTATCAGCCTCTCAAGAGGAGGATGCGGTAGATGATGAGGCATCAGATGATGTAGAGCCTGTCCCCGCTCCTAAGAAAACTATTATCAAGAAGAAGATTGTCACTGCTGCACCAAAGAAGTAAAATAAAATAGCTTATCTATCAAATATCTATTCTATTTTTTTAATGTATTTTATATTTTTATGTAGTAACAAATTGACTGCCTTTACAATCTGCCATAGTAAAAACAGGCATAGGTACACCCACATTTGCAGTTCTCATTTGTAATTCAATAACAGATTGTGGAGTTTCAGGATAAACATAAGGTTTATATGGAACATATCGTTGATTACGAAGATCTGCTAATTGATTCATAAGTTGTTCTGTAATCAATGCCGTGTTAGTAAGAGTGGACTGTAGAGTTCGTTGCTGCTGATTAGCCTGATTTATTTGAAACATTTGTTGCTGCGATGCTTGTAATAAGGAACTTTCAATCGTTCGTGAACTATTATTGACAACATTAGGTATCGTCTGAAGAGAGGAAAGATAGGTGCTACTCGCACATACAATAGGAGTACAACATGGCTCAATAACACCAGGAGGTTTATAATTATAACAAAAACGACTTTTTTGGCAACTATTATCGGCAGGCAACGATGATGGTATAGATAGTTCCAGTGTAATGATATAATTATACGTATTTTGACTAAAATTTGTAATATTTCCTTGATTATTAATAAAATCGTATAAGTTATATGTTCCACCGCCACTGGAAGGTGGATTATTATTTGACCCATATGGATTTGGATTAGATGCATAATAGCTCATTGTTGTAATATTTACACCACTCGATGAAAATGGCTGATTTATAGAAATAAATAGATTATCATTGGATCCAAATGAACCAGGTGGAGCCAATATATTGAATGGATTACCATATTCATAAAATTCAATAATTGTAAGAGGAGCACTACTACTTACTATAAAATATCCATCAAAAATAGGAACGCCATTCAGTAGAATATTAATTATATATTTTGTATTCATTCATACACTTCTAAAAGAGAGATGATTTTATTTATGAATCATTTTCCTCATCCGAATCGGGTACTTCAGTACAAATAGTTTCCGTATGGGGGCAATAGCGACCAACATAAGAACCGATGATTTTATCTTTTACCATTTGATACAATTTATTCTTTTTAGCATCTCGGAAATAAGTGATACGATCAATTTCAATATAGGTAAGCGGAACATATTCAATATCATATCCGTCTATATCTACTGTTTCTAACTGATGTTCAATATGGGTAGGGATAACAACTTCTTTACAAATAGGCTGCACGTTTAATGAAATGGCAGGAGGCTCTTTAGTCTTTTTAGTAGCTGCTTTTCTTTTTGGCTTTGGAGCGACTGATGCTTCGCTAACTGGTGCTTCGCTAACTGGTGCTTCGACTGGTGCTTCGCTATCTGGTGCTTTGCTAACTGGTGCTTTGCTAACTGGTGCTATTTTTGGTTTTCTTGTCCTCTTAACAGGGATATTAATAGGTGTTTCAGGTATTACTTCATCGATCGCGGCAACTGTCTTTGCAACTGTCGCTTTATCTGTCGCTGCAACTGTCGCTGTTTTCTTTGGTTTTGCCATCTCTTGAGAAATAAATGGCTGATTTGCTTTAGATAGAGGAAAGGTCGTACGATACTGGTTTGCTTCTTCTTGGTATTGTAGAGCAAGTGCAATGACTTCAGCAGATGGGGCACCCCATAATGGAACTCGTTCGTGATACCATGTTCCTCCAAAGATATGAGAATGTTCTGGTATCGGTTCATTAATGGAACCATGCGGATAGGTACTGTCAAATTGACTTCGTGCACCACTGTGAATTTTATGGCACGATTTACATTTATCTGTACCTTCCACACATGGACGTCTGCAACAATATTCTAAATAGAATTTATGTTTTCCATCTGCAAAATATTGGGTTGTTTTTGGAGTAGTAATGCGTGTATGGCAATATTGTATTTCCATATTGTATGCGGCAATTTCATTTTCATTTATTTTGATATCAAATTTTTTAGGAGTATAAATAAATAAATCATTAAAATAGTTAACATAGCCTCTCCAATATGCCACATTTTGACAAAAATAGTGTTATGTACTATTTTTCAAAAAATGATATTGTGAAAATAGATCATCATACTGTGATATATCGTATTCCCCATTCTAAAAAGACAACCTGGACTACTTTTAAATATGGGTATATTGGAAATAAATTAAATATGCCACAACTTAGTATTAAAATAATTTCTGGAGAAATAGATCAAAATGCAACAGAACAAGATACAGTAGATGCGATAGAGAAGAAAGAGAATACGTGGTATAGTACGAAGCCTATCCGTTCAACCTCCTTCCTCTATTTTAAAGTAATATTTCCATGCCTACCATCTTTAGAAACAGGGATACGAATTTTATTAGTAGGAACAATTCGTCCAAAAATCATAAAACAAAAACATATGTTATCAAATTAAATAGTATATGATAGAACTATCTACAAAGGATTATATTGCTATTACAATAATTACTGTAGTATGTATAGTATTATTTGTACGTTTGTATGATAAATGTAGGCGTGTTAATCCTGTATAGAAACGGTTGCATGATATAAACCTTTTTGCTTAATACTACGTAGTGTTGTTCCAATGTCATCAAAGGACTATTTTCGGCCAAGAGGTGATATTACGACAGTATTAGATCTGACGGATCGTGATGCACAAGATAATACTTATTTTCCACTCAATACAGATAATTCATGGTTTCATCGTGGGGATAATAATACAGTACATCCAACAACGATGAGTATTCAAGAATTTACACAGCGTGGTCCGGCGGATTGGGGGCAAACGTGTACTTTTGAAATTGGAGCCCTTCCTGCAGGAGATTTATTGCAATCTATCATTCTTCAATTTAAATTAGGAAGTTGGTATAATGGCCAGATCGTTCAGCAATTAGCAAATGGCAATATAACGGCAAGCGTAGGGACAATTCCAAATGCACCCAATCAATCTGCGGATTATTGGACCTATACAAATAGTTTAGGATCAAGTATTATCGATTATGCTGATTTTATTGTAAACGATCAAACCATTGAACGCATATCAGGTGAATTTATTCGCAGTTTTTATAATGTATATGGCGACGTTAATGTACTTGCAGGTATTTCAATCGATGCAATCGGAACAACACCTTATTCCTATTTATCAAATCAAACCATAAATGGTAGAATTCCTGTTCTTCAAACGGCCTTTTCCCCAAATCGCCCCTTTCCTACTGAAGATGGAACCTATTTCTGTATTCTACCCTTCTTTTTTCTACGCAATCGTCTAAAGGAAGTATTTCCACTTCTTTCTTGTAATGAGGGGAATGTTCGCATCGATATCAAACTTCGCCCATTCGATCAACTTGTTAGAAAATATATTGGATATCGTGCCAATTGTAATGATGTTCCACTGAATAAGACTGCATCATTTATTACGACACCCATTCAAACAAATCCAACTCCTCAGAATATGACAACCACAACAACCTTATCAAATGCTCCAGAATTCGTACAATTTCGTATTATAACATGTTGTGCACTAACAACTGGTTCTATTCGTGACAAGTTTTTGAGACAGCCATTCGAACAAATGATTAAAGTGGTCCAATCCTTTCATTTTGAAGAGCCACTAAAATATTTGGTAAGCAAGCCAAATTCTAATTCTGATTCAGTGGACGTCCAATTGCCTTTAGAATTAAATCATCCTGTGACCGAATTATTCTGGGCTTTTCGTCGAAAAGCCGTGCGTATTAATAATGAATGGTCCAACTTCACTCCATCCATCGGCTATCAAACGACTCCACAGACAATGTATCCGCCATGGTTGCAGCATGCAAATATTCGTATCAACGGCTCAGAAGTTATTTCAGCGGATGGTAATTGGTTCAGAGAGCATATTGCGAAAGTACACAAAGGTGGATGGATTACTTACCAATCACATATGTATGGTTATTCATTTTCGCTCTATCCTGACAGACATCAGCCGTCTGGTACGGCCAATATGAGTCGTACAACAAATGTTACGCTTACATTAAAGGTAAATACACCCATTCCAGTCAATTTGGCGGCTCTACAACCTCCATGTGATTTTGACCTTGCGGATGTAGGAGGATGGGAAGTATTTGTGTTTGCGATTCATTATCAGTGGTTGCGATTTGAAAATGGTATTTGTAATAAACTGTTTACTGATTAAGGGCAAATTAAAGCAATTTATCTATATTGGTAATAATACAATCGTCGTGATTTGCATGATACCACTGAATATTGTGTTGATGTGAATGTTCTATAATGGTCCACACATTTACCTCCCATGTTAATTTATATTGTGGCATGGTACAGAAATCATTAAATACATGCTTGGATTGTTCGTAAAATGATTGTATGTGTTTTCGCGGTATAACAAAAAATCCGCCACAAAATCTCCAATACACATGCTCTACTGAAAATGTATATACTCCATTTGTCCAACACCCAGGTATCATGATTTTATCAAATGTCATATCATTTACCTTTTTCAATGTATTCAGAACCGTCTCCTTGTCTTTTACAATTTTAAGGATTCCAAAATCAATCCATATGAACGTTTCACCGTCCCAATGATTCATCGCATTCTTTATAAATTCAATCTTTGTATTCATAAGGGATAAAAATTCTTTGGTATCTTTCTCTTTATTTGCACCATGTGGAGAAGTGCCCTTATAATTCATACCCATTTGATATAATTCAAATGTATCCAATGATTGTGGAATCACTTGTACTGTTTTTGGATAATCAACAAATAATTCAACATGTTGTTGATCTGTAAACACAATAATAGGGAGACCACTATTTCCTAATGGGCTAAACCACTCAAAATATTGAGAAATTCTCTCAGGACGGCCATAAATTTCATAGAATGATGTAATTAACATACTATTGATAGTGCTATTCATAATTATCTTTAAATCAAGAACTTAGAAAGATATTACTACATAGTAAGAAGAATGGTAGCTAGTCTACTCAAGGTGATTAGCTCAGGCATTCAAGATGAACGATTAACATTTCGACCAACATTATACCCTTTTCAGAAAATATGGATGAGAGCAGGGCGATTTACGACACAGTGGAGCCGTCTTGATTTTGAAAATACTCCTACCTTTGGAAATACGGCTTTCTTTCGCATTTTGAGAAAGGGCCATTTGGTAACACGCCTCTATTTAGTTGCCCGCATGCCAGATATTTATACAACACAACATACCGCCCAAATTGCAGCAAATAATGCCCCTATTTTCCCCCAATTTGGTTGGACGAATTCCCTGGGCCACGCCTTGGTACAACAATTAACATTAGATATTGCAGCGGCACGTGTTGAAACAATTGATAGCCGTCTATTAGAAATTCTCGATGAATTTAATACGCCTTTAGAAAAGGTACCCGTTGTTAATGAATTAATTAAGCGAAAAGACCATGGATTTACAGAGACAAGTTTTGGATGGCCTCAACAAGCATCACAGCAACCCTATCAAGAAACCGTTATTGTTCCCTTGCCATTATGGTTTACACGAGGAGATTTTGGATGTGCCCTGCCTATTGATGCCATTCCGATGGATGAAATCCGTGTAGGAATTACATTCCGCGGCCTGAATGGATTGTATTATACCAATACACAAATACCAAACACATCAACAGATGATGGAACTTCACTAACACCCCTCTTAGGTAGTAAATTTTATGCGAAGACAGCCCCGTTGATTCCATTAACAAATGCAAATGGTATGATTCAGATGCCTCTTGCACTTCCATTAGGCGAATGCTATATTATGGCAGAATATGTATATTTAGATCAAAATGAAGCGAATCGATTTCGTCTGGGTGATTTACAAATTCCAGTCGTTCAGCATTATGCAATGAATCCATATGATTCACGAGGCCTACCAAATGCTCGCATTCGATTGGATATACCTAATCCAACACGAGATATATTTTTCATGTGTAATCCATACAGAGCCCCGAGTTATAATGCACCATTTTTAGCAACACGAGATTTAACGGGAAATGCAAATACACTTCCATCCAACGCACAAACTCCGTGGTGGCCTGATGCATTAGGAATATACGGACAGCGACCCTCTTCATTTATTCGTCCAGGATTTGCTCTATCGAATTCAGAACCTATTTCTGGATATGAAATTGTTTATCAAGGGTCTCTTGTACGATTTCGTACAGAAGGTCCTGCCCTCTTCCGTTCTGTTATTCCATCATACGAACAACGGAAATCCCCATGGGTCAATCGATATTACTATAATTTTCCATTAGGAATTCAAAATGGTTATACGCCATTTTCAAGGCCGCAAGGAGAAGCCAATTTGGATAAAATCACCAATCGCGATTTGGTTCTACAATTTCGTACACTGTCAGGTAATCCAACAGGAACAGATGTAGAACGTTGCGTTGTTTATATTTATGCAGAGACCTATAATATTCTGCGTGTCTATGGTGGCCGAGCAGGACTCATGTTTGCGTTTTAATTGATTTATATTGTACGTTTATTGTTTGCATATTCACCTAAAAAGAGAATGATATCTTCTTTTTAGATGAATCAAGGGTCACATTATGTTTATCCAACAAGTATGAAAGAAGGAACTAATATTTTGAAATTACATAAAGGTCAAGAAGTATACATTCCTATTGAATACTTACAGAAGGGAGATTTAATTAAAACGGCGAATGGCTACAAGGCCATTACTGTCATTGGAAAAATAGTTGTCAACAATCCTGGAAATCAGGAACGAACCAAAGAATGTTTGTACCATCTAACAAAAAAGAATTATCCTGAACTATTTGAAGATCTAATTGTGTCAAGTTGCACCTCCATTTCGGTTAATAAATCGACACATGCTCGAAATAATAATACAGCAGAATATATTAAACATATTCATACTATCGAAGACAAATATAGCTTAACGGCATATATAGATGAAAGAGCTATTCCTTATGAGAAGGCGGGAACATATACGATGTACCAAATAGCATTGCAAAATGTAGGAAATAGTGGAAATAATGGAATATATGCAAATGGACTATTTGTGGGAACAGCAAATACGCACTGGTTGCAAATGATTTCCAAAATGACAATGGTCTAAAGATGGCAATGGTCTAAAAATGACAATCAGACAATATAAATATTTTCATCATCTATATAAATAGCAATGGAGACAATACGAAACATTATTCAAGGATATCATACCATTAATAAATCAAGGAAAATTACACATTGGTATACAAATGTATATGAAAGTCTTCAACATTATCTTACTATAATTGATTATGTTGAGAAACAAGTAGAACCTCTTGAGAAAGCACTCACAGCCTATATAGAATCTAAACCAAATATTTTAAAAGAGTGGATACAATATGGTCTTACTCATATGATGAGATATATGAATATGAATATGAATATGAAGGAATGGAATTGTATGCTTCCTCATATGAAAGAGCGATGGCCGCTCTTTTTCAAAGAAGAATCATTTGAAGGTTATGAGATTTCTTTTGAGAAGACACTGCAAGTGATTGAAAATATTCGCACAAAAAGTCATATTCAATATTGCGATGATCCAGATATTTTAGCCATTCACACCAATAAGAAATGTAATTGTATGTATATGTGTTCTTTTTGTGAAGAAATGGATGATAGATGGGCGAAAAAAGTAAGAAAGATGTATTCCAGTCCTACTAATATCTTTTTACATAAGGAACATCAAGACCCTTTTTTGGAAAAATGGATAAAACAACATCCCACCTATTCAGAGTTCCAATGGCCGCCGACCAGAATCTATTTTCAGGAGTATGTTGTGAACGATTATAGACATATAACTGATTTTGCAGAAATGTGCCAATATGTCAAAGATAAAAGAAAGAAATACAAAGAGGGTGGGAAGACACCTGTTCAGTGTCACGATGAATTATGTTATGATATTCAAGGTCTATTTAATTATATCAATCTTATAGATTCTGATATGGCAGTATTTATGAAATTGTGGAATCAGATAGAAATTGTACCGATATGGATTCGATATGAAAAGGAACGTTGTAGAGAAATTTTGAAGATGCTATAAGTTTAAAACACAATGACTACAATACCAGAACCACCGCTTGCACCATTTTCATCAGAACCCGATGCTGCTCCGCCACCCGTTGCACCATTTCCAGTATTGGATGCCCCTGCAACAGCCACATAATTAGAATTACCATTTGCTCCTCTACCACCATTTCCATATGATACAGAAGAACCACTAATTGAACTTGATGTTCCGCTGCCACCATTTCCTCCTGTGTTTGCAATACCATTGGAACCATTACCAGAGCTGCCGCCACCGCCTCCACCTGCACCATTACTATCTCCTGCACTTCCACCTCCACGACCTCCTTCGGATGCAGTACCAGGATTAATTGCTCCAGGACCACCTGCACTATTATTACCTCCAACTGGATATCTTGAAGCATAACCACCGCTACCGCCTAATGCAATAATGGTATCAAATGAAGAACTGATACCAGGGGACCCATCTGTTTCTGAAAGAGGAGAACGTATCGATATGCCACCGATACCTCCATCACCCACAATGATTGAATATGTATTTCCTGGTATAACAGACATTGTTCCAGATAATACCATACCACCACCTCCACCGCCGCCACCACCTGTATCATATCCTCCTCCACTTCCTCCACCACCTCCTACAACAAGATATTCAATTGATGTGATTCCTGCAGGAGCAGTCCACAATGTTGTTCCAACCGTTGTAAATGACAATATCGTAGGTGGAGAAGGGGTAGTAGAAGTAGGAGTAGGAAATGGTGGAATACCTATAATACCACCTACACTAACAGTTTCACCATTACCCAATAGTCCTCGAGCATATTCTGTTTGGACTCCAGAAAGATAGGATACATATCTGGAAGAATTTCCATCCGTAGTTTGCGGATTATTGATGATTGTCTGGCCTGTTGTATTATTCGTATATAAATTGCGAGCATAGACTTGATTTTGAAGTCTCTGAATGATGGCTCGGCCATCAAAATTACGATTTGACATCTCTATTTTATATGTATATTAAAAATGATTTTATAAATTAGATATAAAATTAGATATAAAATTAGATATAAAAAATTGAAAGCTTATTTATCAATAATAAATGATAGCAACAATGAAACTCATCAGCTTTAACGTAAACGGTATTCGTTCCATGACAGGAAAACTGAAAAATGGCGAAAAGAAAGGCAGTATGACAAATAATTGTCTAACAGAACTGGTTGCGGCGGAACAGCCTGATATCTTGTGTCTCCAGGAAATCAAAACGCAGAATGAGGGTGATTTAGCATGCCTCTCACCACTCTTCTCCCATTTATACAGCACCTTCTCCGCTCACAAGAAAGGCTATTCAGGCGTAGCACTTTGCTCCAAGGTAGAACCTGAATGGGTGGACTATGGATTTGATCGATATGACGAGGAATTAATTGGAGAATATAACGCATATGATTGGTTGATGGAAGGACGAATCATTACCGCAAAATACAGAACATATATTGTTGTTGCAGTATATACGCCAAACGCCCAGCCTGAATTGGCTCGTTTGGGCGAGCGTATTGCTTGGGAACAGGTTCTACGAATGTATTTGGTTGAATTACAACGAGAATTTGAATTGCCTGTTCTCTTGTGCGGAGATTTGAATTGTGCACATCAAGAAATTGATATATACAATCCAAAGGGAAAAAAGAAAACACCTGGATTTTCCACAGAGGAACGTCAGGAGCTACAATATATGATGGATGCGGGATTAACAGATTCGTTTCGTTATCTTCATCCAGAAGAAAAGAAATATTCCTATTGGTCTAACTTCGCTCAGGCACGTGCCAGAAATGTAGGATGGCGTATTGATTATGTATTGGTATCGGATTCTGCAAAGGAACTTATAGAGGAAGCAGATTGCCTAGTAGACTATCATGGATCGGACCATTGTCCTGTTATGATTCGTATCAATGTATAAATGAAATATAAATTAAATATAATCACAAATAATTGCTGTATATTTTTTTTCAGAATCAGACTCTACACGAAATGGTTTTCCACATCCATAAATAGAACCGCTTTCCGCTAAGCGGTCGCATTCTATTTTTGGTAAATGAGGCGGAATTTGGAAACCATTATGACGATAGATACCGCATCGAAATATACGACAATTAAGCTCTACAATTTCAATCAGTTGAGAACAATGCGGACAAAGAACAAGAATCATAACTACTATAATATGATGTATAAATCATAGAATAATAAAAAAGATGAATCAATTTAGTAAAATGATTTAACATTAAAATGAATGCCCGCAGCCTTATTATTATATTGAGGCAATTTTACAACCGCTTCACGACCATGTTCAGGAAATGGAATAGAACCCTCCCATGGGTTTCCTGTTTCCACCCATGCACTAATCATTCGTTTGAGTTCTTGATATCCATAAATATTCTCTTTCACATGAGCCGCCCGCAATTGTGTAAGCAAATTAATCCCCTCACGAAGCCGTTCTTCCTTTGTCTTCAACACCTTTCCTCCCATCTACCAAAAAGATACATATCATTTTAAGTTCTTATCATTTTCAAATGCTGAAAAGGAATACGAATCATAGAAGGGTTGGTATCATTTCGCGAGAAGAAGAAATATGCCTCGCCATCTTTGATATCAAATCCAATACAATATTCAATCTTTGGTTCACAGAATGAAAATGGTGCAGCATATGCTTCAGGTTTCATCGTATCTTTATTGAATTGTACAACAGAATGATAATAGCAACGCGGTGTTGAATATTTTACAAAATGGACGACTGCATATAACTTATCATTATATTCTACCAATGTAGTGGAACCACGGAATCTGGAAAAAAGAGAAGGCGTTTCATAGATAGTATGAATCTCTATTTGGTGATTGTGGACTGCCCCAATGAGAAGTGGATGGAATCCATAAATAAAATTTACATTACCCTTAGACTTTTCGTGAGTAAGATGTTTATTAGATACATAAATCCAATTCTTTTCACAATCCGACGGTCGCGGTGGTCGAATCACATTTATATTTTCCATACAATTTTTAGAAATGTTATAATCGCCCATTACAATTACAATTTTACCATCAGATGTAATATTTTTAGAAGATGCAGAAAAACGAAGTGCTCCATTATGATAAAAGAGACGCACATCTTCTAGTCCCTCAATATTACTGGGAAATCGAACATAATCCTCATTCATGATACTGATGTCTTCCGTAGGATGATAGGATTCATTTAGAAAAAGACGACCATTCTTTGTTTTGACACGACCATCAGAAGATCGCATATGATATCCTCCATGTTCATCAATACTATAATTAACATAACGTGTATTCATAATATAACGACGATGTGGGTCTGTATTAGAGAAAGGCTGAATGGAGCAGGAGGAGACCTTATATTCCTCATAATCTTTTAGAAGCATCTTAGAATATATCCCATGATATGTGCTATCAGTAAGTGGACGTGTATACCAGTGTAGATTATCCCATACATTTGCAATATGATGAGGAATATTCTTGTTAATGTAGGAAACAATATCACATAGTGCATCCATTGACGATTTTCTCACGATATAACATGCAAGAATTGTATTTTCATATTCAAAGAGACCTTTATATACATTTTCCTCTACAAATAACAAATTATCTGCTGGATAGGGAATATCTTTTCCTTTTAGATAATAGTGATATGCTTTATAGTGTTGTGAGGTATGACGGAAATATTGTGTTAAATGATAAATATTTTCCGCACGTCGTGGATAAAACTGGAATCCTTTATTCATCCACAATTCCATTGAATGTTCATCTTTAAGTATTTCATAACATTTTCCAATCATATAATGAGAATACCATACCTCTTCTACCCATCCGCCAATTTCAATTCGTTTTTTATAATAGGTAATCGCTTCTTCTGCACGACCAACATCTTTATAGGATTGGGCAAGATAAAAATGGGCACGACCATTTTTAGGGTCTTCCACAATTTCTTGAAGAAGAAGACGAATATCTCGTTCGAATTTATCGGTTTTACATCCACCATCACCAATATCATTAATATAGCATAGTTCAAATGGAATATTATCAGATGGATCACCACTCCAATACTCATGAGTTGCACCAATACATTTCCAAGGATAAGAACATTTCATAAAACGAACATTATAATATTTTAGATTGCTATTCTTCTGAATCATACGATATCCATTTTGTGTCATGTTAAAATCAGCAAAAGCCGCGGTTGAAGTAAGAACCATATCTGCATCTAATGCTAATACGTATGTAGTTGTAGCATCCCATCCAAGCTCTCTACATAGCTCTTGTGCTTCGATAAAAGAAGTGCTGCGGTTATGACCGAATGTTTTAAAAGGGTGAGAGCTAATACGAAATGGCTTTCCAGAAGCAGTAAGATATGCCTTGCATACTTCTATCGTATTATCTGTTGAGCCTGTATCATGAATAGAGACAGCATCCACCATATGAATACTATTTCCAATACATCGTTCAATAATACTGGATTCATTTTTAATCATCAAATTCAAAATGATTTTATTATGATGATGCACTCTGGGTTTATTAGATGGACGATTTGCTACAGGTACAATAACAGCTGTTTCAAAAATAGTAGAAGCAATTGA